GCATATTCATCATCTCCTTCATCAGGAGCATCTTGTCTATAATCTTTATCTCTAATATGTTTTGCTAATTTTTCTCTTTTTTGAATTTCTTTTTTAGATTTTTTAACATGACCATCTAATGAATCGTAATTTATTTCAGCGTCAACATAATCAGATACAGGGTCAATAAATGGCATTAAATTTTTATCAAACCATTTTCTAATTCCTGGTCTAATTGGTGGTTTGTATGTGCCACCAACAGTTGATGTCGTAGAGGCTTCATTTAAATATTTCTCATATTCAGTTAATTTTTTAAAAATATCTAATAAGTTCGTGCTTTCCATAATCAATTTAAATTATTATCATTATATAAATATTACAAATTATGGAACATTCTAATGAAGATATATTAAAAGAAGAAATTATTGAAAAATTCAAAAATTTAAATCCTATTGGAAGTTTATTTGATGCTATTAATTATACTTCTTATGAAGATTTAGACAAATTCATAGTTAATATGTCTCAAGAACAATCTCTTTATTGTTTAATGGAGGCAGTTAAATGCTCATACAGAAGAGGTGTATTTACTCTTGAGGAAAGTGAAGCTATATCTAAATCACTTAGGATTTTATCTAAATAAAAAAAGGTCAGATTTCTCTGACCTTTTTTATTATCGATTAAGATAAGATTATCTTAACTCATTCAAATCGAATGTACGAACACCATCAACGATGATACGTCCATAGAAACGGTTATTAACCATCTTCTTAGCGTAACGTGTCATAATACCCTTGATAGGAGTAAAGTTGAATGGGTTATACATTGTTGGAGTTAATTGTAACGGTACGTATGGAGCGTAGATGTAACCAGTATCCAATAAAGAAGTACCTTTATGACCAATCAACACAGTGTTAGCTGGGAAGTATGGGTCACGGTATACTTGGTAACGACCACTTAATGTACCAACTCTCTCAATACCCATGTTGAATTGGTCCTGCTCAGGAGCCGCATTTGATACGTGGAAGTATTCCAAGTCATCAAAGATAGCACTGATTTCAGAAGATACAACAATCCAGTTAGCTCCACCTCTTAAAGTAGACTTATGGATTTGAGCTGAAATTTGGTTGATTGCAGTAATCAACGTTTGATTCCAGTCCTTTTGAGTGTAAGGAGTTGATTGGTTGTTCAGACGCTTCCATCCGTTGTAATCCCAACGTAATGTCCAAGCCGCACCTTTACGTAAGTCACGTAAAATTTCACGGTCAATTTCAGCCGCCACTTGCTCAGATAATAAAGCTGTTAATTCAGCTTCAGCATCGATGTTGTGGAATGCCGCAACGTCTTGTGCCATTTCTGGAGACCATTGTGCTCTTAATTTTCTTTCTGTTACAGAAACAGTTACTGACTCAAGGTCAAAAGAAACTTCACCAATCTTATCTTCAAATTCTAACTCTTCGTAACGTCTCCAAGCAGCTTGGATGTTAGTATATGCATTACCAGTACCAGCAGTAGCTCCTGACCAATATTGGTTAGTCAATGAAGAACCTGAATATCCATCAGGAGTTGATTGTCCACATGCGATACATGCTGGAACTTGTAAATCAACTTCTAAATAGATAAATCCTTTTTGGTCACATACGTTATCATAATAACCACCATTACCACCTGTAGTTTGAGCTCCAGGGAATGCAGCTTGTGTTGAAGTGTATTGAGGACCATACATAGCCTGACCATACTTCTGAGTTACAACACGATATAAAAGTGGAGTATATGTTGCAACACCCAAGTCGGTAGCAACGTTTGTGTTATTAGTATAAAGAACCAAATTAGATAAGAAAGATTCAGTATCTTGCTCTTGTCCGTCAGGTCCGATTAATTTACCTATACCACTAGCACTTAAACCTGAAAGTGCAACAATAACTTTACGATATTCAGTTTTTGAAGCCGCAACTTGTCCAAGAAGAGTATAACCTGAAGCAATTAACGCACCATTAGACCAAGCAACTGTCGGTGTGTTTGCAGTATAAGTTACAAAACGTCCTTTAGAATAATCGAATAAACCTGCTGGGTCAAGACCTGGCTCAGTTCCTTCGTAGAATAAATCATAAAGATTTTTTGTATATGCTCCTGAAGATGTACCATAACCTGCGTTAGGGTCACCAGGATAGTTTCCAGGAGAACCTACAGGTGCGTAGTGGTCACCTGAAGTAACGTTTACACCATTGATTGAAGAACCTCCAGAATAACCTTGGATTTGAGGTACAAAGTAGAACAATTTACCGATTGGTAAGTTCATAGCTTGTACAGAAACGATTTCGTTAGACAATAATTTAGAGAACACACGTCTGATGATAGGGAATACCACAGTCTCGAATGAACCTGAATCTGCCGTAGAAGATGCTTCGTTAATTAAATGTGACGCTTGGTTTTCATACAATTGTGCAACATTTTCTTTTAGGTGGCCTTTAAGACCTTCAAGGAACCCTAATTTGTCCCATTTGTTTATAGTGTCTTCTTTGATAACTTTCAAGTGCTTAAGACCGATGTTACCTACTAATCCACTTTCTAATAATGCTCCCATTTATTTTATAGGTTTTTTATTTTTTAAGTTTATTTTATTATTTTTGACATAATGTCTTTCATTCTCAAGAATTGAGGATTCTCATAAGTCTTAGATTCAATCAGATTAACTGCTGAACCTGACTGTGGAGCTTTATCAATTACTCTTTCGATTGACTCAGTCATGAACTTTTTGGTTTCCCCTCCAAGTTCGTCTTTTATTGTTTTATACAAAGCTTTAGACTCTTTAAGAGTTTCAGCAGAATCAAATCTTCTTAAAACGTTAATTTTTTCCTGCTTTGATGTAGAATGTTCTGTGAACAATCTTGTAGCATATGCTAAATTTGAATTAAATACGGCAACTTCGTTAAGTTTATCTCTAAACATATTTAGAGCCTTTCTGTATTCTTCATTTTTAGCCTTTAACATTTCAACTTCTTCCATGATTTCACGGTTTTCAAAAGTTAGATTTCTGTTAGGTGTAACACCTTTTCTTAAACCACGTCCTTCTTTAGAACCGAATCCATAAGTACGAGATGCTTCTTTAGCTTCTTCCTTAGTGAATTTTTTTACACCCTTTGGACTTGGCATGTCAAACATTTCACCTTCTTTGAATTCAAACTTTGGTTTAGATGTTCCTTTAGTAGGGTTAGCGTGTGATTTCTTTTCGTTAAAACCACCTTTAGATTTTTCATAATTAAATTTGGCTTTACCTACAGAACCTTTTGTACCAACTTTTGGTTTAATAACAGATTTAGATTCGTACATTACGTCTTCTTCAAACGTGTATTCCTCTTCTTCTTCACCTTCTTCCATGGTTTCAAAATCTTTGTAATGACCATCAACGTCTCCGATTTTATGACCATCTCGTCTTTTATAATCGTGTTCGTCTCCGCCATACATTTCATCTAATTCTTCTTCAGCTTCATCATCCATTTCAATTTCGTAAACGATTTCTTCTGATTCTTCTTCATTATCTTCTTCCATTCCAAACTCCTCTTCTTCAGATTCTGTTTGAATAAGGTATTCATCTTCTTCATCTTTTAAATGAATGAAATCACCTTCTTTTTTAATTTCAAAAGAATCATCTGGACTCATTTGTTTGTAAGCCTTTAAGACATCTTCTAATGAATGGTTAGATAAATCCATGATTTCATCAGATTCGAAATCATCTCCACCACTGATATCAGAAAAATTTGACATGTCGAAACTTTCTTCAGAATCTTCGTCTTCAGACTCGTCTTCTTCAGACTCGTCATCAAATTCAAATTCGTCTTCCTCAGAATCATCTTCAGATTCTAATTCGTCTTCAACTTCAAATTCATCTTCTTCTTCAGCCTCATTTTTCATAGACTCTTTTACTAATTCGCTAATTTCTTCTTTCATTGTAGAATGAAGTATTTCTTTTGCATTTTCATTGATTGCTTCTTCCAAATTTTGTATTTGGATTAATGCTTCTTCAACTAAGTTTTTTTCTGCCATTGCGTAGTTATTTTATTAAATAAATATGCAGATGTTTAGAAAAATTAATTTTTTTTGGTTTTTAAATAAAAAAAGGGGACTTTTGTCCCCCTTTTAAATTCTTTTTAAACTTTGTGATTACTCAAACACTTCGTCAATTTTACTTTCACTTACTGAAGTAATTCTCCAATCATAACTAAATGATTTGTAAGCCTCAGTAACTTTAGCTTCTACATCAGTAACAGAATAACCTTTTACAAGTTTTTCTTCTCTTACCTTTTTAATTTTTCCTGTGTTTTCATCTGGCAAATCGTATTGGATTTTAGCCACAAAGTATTTTTCGTCCATTTCCATAATTGTTTATTTTCCTAAATAATCGGAAAGTCTTCCCATTAAATCAAGCGATTTGTTAACTGTTCTTGATGCTTTCATCTCATTTTCTTCTTGTAGGTTCTCCTCAAACGCAAATCTTCCATCAGGTTCAGTAAATAAATAAGCTCCTGGTGTTGATGGTGAAGATACCAAGTCAAAACAAATTAATTCAAAATCATCTTGAACTTCATTTTGGTCACCTACCTTCTTTAAGGAACCTACCCCTCTTGACGATATACCTAACGTTACACCTAATCTTAATAGATTTGCCGCTTGGTCACCCTTTGTTGATACGATACCTCTTTCATGGAACCCTGGTGAAGTTAGAAGTAATAACTTACCTAATAGAACATTACCATCCCACCACATCTCTGTAATCATGTGTGATACTCTATCTAAATCTATCAATGAAGACTCAGGGTGGTTAAGTTCTGATAAAGCGGTTTTCTTACCGATATAATTTTTTATATAATTTTCAGATTCTCTCTTTAAAATTCTTTCAGGATATATTCTACCGTTTCTATTGGGTGTATTATATTTTTGTAGAACGGCATAGAACTCAAATGGTTTTGAATAATCTTTAAAATCCCTACTTTCTTGTAAGAATGTTTGATTATGTTTTTCTGTCGGGGAAACATATCCCGCATCCATCTCAATTAAAATACCTTTTCCTGTCTCTTTTGGACCTAATATTTTGTAATTTTGCATTTTACCTTTTTATAGATAAATATTAAATACTTTCTATTTTATCGGTTGTTTTTCTTTTGTTCGATTTTGTAAGATAAAATTTGAAATATTTTGATTTTTTAAAAGATTCTTTTTCTACATAATTTATGATATTTTTAATAGAATTTTTTAGTTCTACAGATTTAAAATCAATATCTTTTTTCAAAAAGAATGTTACTTCTAAATTCATAAAAGACCTTTTCTTAATTGTTATTCCACTTGTCCTTAAATCTAAAT